TGGGCGTATGTTCCAAATGTATTGTCAGTTAGCTCTACCGTAGACCCCACTTTTGGTTATGGGGTTTCATCTTATCACAGACTTCTTTTGGCTTGTGAAAACAATGCAGGAAATCCATCTAGTGTTTTTGAAGATGATGAGGCAGTAGCTTCCGAAGTTGTTAAAGGTTTAGTTATAGGGTTTACCCGAGATAGACAAATCACACTTAATCAAGAGCCTAGTGACAATTCTGCTGACAATCCTGTTGCCAATAGTGTGTTTTATGTGGCACCTACAATTTCTACAGATACCTCAAATGTTTCCTTTACAAACTATACGGGGTGTCCTGCGGGGTCGTTTGAAGTGCTCAAGGCAGCAGTTCCAGTTTCAGCAGCAATAGGGGCTACTGGTAAATATCTATCTTCTGTAGCAAATCAATTTATGCATTTTGTGGTTTCCTTAAATTTAAACGAGGATTCTCTAAAAATATTTGTGGACGGTGTTGAAATGTACAACCAAGTATTTTCTCAAACTTTTTACTTGGAAAGAGGTACATCATTTAGATGCCCGTCATTTGTAACCCCAGATAGTTTTAATTACTCTTTGAGCAGCACGGGATCTCTTTATTTTGCAAACGGGCCTACTGCTCCAAAATTTACACCTTGGATAGTTGGTGGTGGATTTACTGATGGTAATCGTGTGTTCAATAGTGGATTTATGGGTCCGGGGCATGGATTAACTTCTGGATTAAAAGGATATGTAGGAAGCATTAAATTTTATTCTAGACCTCTATCTACTGATGAGGTATCTACTAATTACAATACCCAAAAGGGATTTTTTAAAAATATAGATTTAACATAATATGGTTACGATTTATGGAACTACTCAAAATAAACAGGTAAAGCAGTCTGTAACCACACCTGCTCCTAAAAAATATGGGTTGCATTTCCCTGTAGGAACTTCCCCCAAAAATAACACATTCAACAAGGGTTATTTTATAAAATCCCATGGTGATGATTTAATTAAAAATAACTTAAAACAGTTACTAACAACCATTCCGGGGGAGCGAGTTATGTTGCCTAACTTTGGGGTGGATTTAAAAAAATATTTATTTGAACCTTTAGATGAGCGAACTTTCACAAGCATTAGGCGGGAATTATTGACAGCATTACGACAGTACGCACCTAATGTAGAAGTAATAAAGCTCACAGTTTTATCGTCAAACGAAATTAGTTTAACGGGGGTTGCGTCTATAGATATAAAATTAGATTGTCAAATTATAACTGAGACTTATGAAGTTAAACAAGTTGATATAGATTTTAGGGTAGGTGTATAATGGCATTTAATGGAAAAGTAGAATCTGATTTTTTAAAGTTATCTACAAATGTAGAAACTAAGCAAGAGTTGCTAAATTTTACTGCAAATGATTATGCTACTCTGCGAGAGGCTTTAATTAACTACATAAAAACTGCATACCCCCTAGACTATGAAAACTTTGTAGAATCTGATTTGGGTGTGATGTTAATTGAATTAGTTGCTTACATGGGCGGCGTGTTGTCTTTGAAGGCAGATATGTTAGCAAATGAAAATTATTTGTCAACTGCTAAGAATAGAAACAATGTAGCCAAATTATTAAATTTAATAGGGATAAAAATGAAGGGTCCAATTTCCGCTGTAGCGGATGCGAGAATATCACTCAACTCTGCTTCTTTGTACCCAACAATCACAATTCCAGAAAATCAAAGAGTAATTACTTTATCGTCTCCTGAAGACGGGCAAGATGTTTCATACACTTTGTATAAAGTAGATTGTACTGGATCTATAGAAGATTTTAATGGATCATCGACGCTATTTCTAGAAACTACAGAATCCGATTCTCAAGCATCCACAGTATGGAGTAATTTAGTTTTAGTAGAAGGATCTTTGGCTGTGGAGGAGGGCGTTTTTGAGGCTACAGATGCAAATAAAACAATAGTTCTTGGTGCTGGGCCTGTTGTAGAAAAAAGCATTCAATTGTTTATAACAAATGCAGGATCAGACTCATCAGGTGCATGGACGCAAATAGACAATTTATATTTTGCCTCTGGCCCTAGTCACAAAGTTTTTGAAGTTTCTTATGATGACAACTTTGCCGCAACTTTATTTTTTGGAAATGACATCTTAGGTAAATCGCCAACAACTAATTCTGAATATTTAATACTTTACAGAGTTGGTGGGGGATCCCGAGGCAATATAAAAAACAATGTAGTTCAAGCTGCTATATCAACAGGAAACACAGCAAATACTAATACTAGAGAAGCAGTGTTAACCAACACTTCAGTGGGTTCCGGGGGGCAAAATGCTGAGACAGTGGATCAAGCTAAAAAATACGCTGGTTTGTCATTTAAATCACAAAATAGACTTGTCACCATTGATGATTTTTCTACTTTTGCGAATACATTCTTTTCCCAATATGGTGCGGTTGGAAAAGCTAAGGCTGCTGTTAGAGACGCATACAGCTCTGCCAATATCATAGATCTTTACATTTTACAGGTGGCATCTGACTCACAACTACAACGCGCTAGTGTCCAATTGAAAAAAGATTTATTGGATGCCATGCAACCTGTAAAAATGTTAACAGATGAAATCGTAGTTGTTGATGGTTTGATTAGATCTTTGGATTTATCAATTACTGTAAAATATGATAAGTTTAGAAAAAATTACGAAGAAGAAATAAAACTAAAAGTAAAGAATAAAGTTTTAGAATATTTCTCACCAAGAAACTGCGATTTTGGAAAAAACTTTGTTTTTTCTGATTTGAACAGGTTTGTGTTTACCTTGCCTGAAGTTGTATATTGCATGCCTGACAATACTCCCGAAATAATCCCCGCAGAATTTAATGAGATTATTCAATTAAACAATCTAATAATAAACATGGAGGCTATCTAATGGCATTCATTCAAAATATACCATTCAATACTAAAAATTATTATAAACATAATTACTATCAAGTATTGGAAAACATTATCCCTAAGGTATATTTTGAAGAGGATAAGAAACTTGTGGTTTCGGAAGAGCAAAACCCAGTAGACCAATTAATTTTTTCACACATAAAATTAGCTCAAAATTTTAACAGTATAATAACAGTTCAAACTAGTGGAGCGGGGATAGATTTTGCAACACTTAGCGGAATTAGCAAATATTTTATAAAACAAAATGGGTTAACTGAACTAACTCCAACGGAGTTTGAAATAAATTTACTGTACCCAATACAAAAAACATTCAAAGATTTTAAAACAAAATCAGAGTTTGAAGATTTTGTCTCAGGCACCTTTTTGCCCAACATAATACTTAATTCACCTACATATTTATTTAACACAGGAAATATTGCGTCAGCACACACATACTTAATTGAGAACCTTGGTCTTCTTTATCCACTAAACACTTCACAATACCCGATAGGAACATACCCAACACAACCTTCCGCACTTTTAACTCGATTACTTGTTGATAATTTATATGAAGGTATCCCAATCACTTTGAATGAAGTGATAAAGGCTTACACTGAATTTATCTGGAAAAATTATTCATCGTTACGCACAGCTAAAACACTAGATTTGATTCCTACACAATTCTTGTCATCTACAGGAGAATACACTAGTGGAACTCAACAACTAGACAAGGCGAAAACTTTAATTGATATAGTTTACTCTCCTTTGACTATTGATCGAGGTGATTTTAGAGTAAGAAATGCCTTTCAAGAATTTTTAAACTTAAATGATTTTGAGGTTGAAGTTTTAAAGCGAGGACCTTTCAGTAAATTTGTGCAAGCAATTTCGTATGGAATGTACGATGTCAATTCCGATGTTGACAACTTGTCTATCTTATATGACATAAATAACTGCTCTAAACAAAATCTTGTTTTATTAGCTCAATTCATTGGGTTGGAGTTAATCGGAAATGATGAATCAGTTTGGAGAAGACAGCTAAAAAGTGCCATTGCATATTACAAGTCTAGAGGTACAATGCAAGGGCTTGTCAATGTTGTAAATTCTGTTTTCGGTGATACTGGGTACGATGTAAGCAGTAAGATAAAATTCCAATATGAGTCGTACATCCCAAACATATTATATTTTTGTTTAGCTACTGAATCTCCAGTATTCAGCAGCTTTAGTTCTTGGAATAGGGATACCGCAAAATCAGCGGGGATACAAGAATATTCAGACAAAGACATGGACTTGAATATTCGATATGTTCTTGACAATATTTTGCTCGGAGCATACATTAGATTCCCTGACAAATTTAAGATAGGTACAACTGCTTTCGACTCCAACACAATTTATACATATCGGGATCGTCAAATAAATATACCTCCTTGGGAGTTAATCAAGTATTATAGATACTGTGAAATAGATATAAAGTTGTTGAATTACTTTGAAGAAAAATTAGTTTGTTTTGGTGTAGATAAAGATGTAGCTGCTTCTTCAATGCAGTATATTAAAGACAACACCATTGATGCCCTTACGGATATTGGATATAAAAACAACTGGCTATTTTTCACATCAGCAGCGACTGTTCCTCCGAATTATGATCAAATAGTCAACAATTTTCAAAAGCAAAAAACCAAATACATTTCTCTTTGGAATGGAAAGTCTTCTACATTCAATGTTACTTTAGCTGCAAGTGATTTTACTTACAACAAATATGAATCTGCATTGAATTTGTCTGAGGGTTTTAAATTTTTAACCAGATCAATCCATAGTGGATCTCCTGCTCACTCAATACCTAATATTAACCTCACAGTTTTTGGTGTAGATGAATCTGATTTTGCAGACTTTACTTGTCAGGAATATCAAAGTTCTCTAGCTGACTCCTTTGATTTGTTTTACAGTACAGCACCTAATTTGGGGAGCCTAACATCGTTTGAATCAAATGATATAACTTTTGATTATTTCTTTGATGATAACTATACAACAAATAACCCTAACAATATTTCAAGAACGACTTTTAGAAGAAGAAATCTAAAAAATATTTTACCCAAGGATGGTTGGTACAACAGAACTGGATTTAATATGCCAACTTATCAGCCAAGTTTAAATAATCATTCTTATAAAATTTTAGGATACATTCCTTCTTCTAATTCATTTATGCCTGTCTCTTCTCATAATAATATTCCTGATGTTTATGGAATTTGTGAAAATAATACGGCTAATACCACTTACAATGGAGTTACCACTAGCACGACTTTTAGGTGTCGTGGAGCTAGTTCTTTGGATGATTCAACTTGCATTCGGTATGCTACAAGAGGAGAAACACATCCAATATTCTTTGTAATATTTAAAACTATTACAAATAGAGAATACGAAAAATTTACTTCCGCTCTTACGGATAAACTTTACTTGGCGAGCTTTGGTGATTTCTCAGATTATGCCGATGTAGCACAATCTAAAACGAATGAGGCGAGCGCATTTAACAATGCTAATGTTTATTCTAATTTTGAATTTGGCCGAGGACTATCAAAATTAGCCTTCGCTTATTTTAACAAATATTACACTTATGGGATTCCTGATGAATACAATAGAAAAATAGGTGGGTACAATATACTATCTCATACATATGGACCTCACATATTTAATGGATTATTTACTGAACTTGATTTAGGAAACCCCACACTATCTCAAATCATAACATCTTCCTATGATAATGAAATTAGAATGACATCTGAAGATGGTGGTGTATTTAGTGATAGTGGAAAAACATACCTAACTCAAAAATATATTGATGATGGAACCTCGGTGTTCTTAACCGATGTTGAGTATGTTAATAACAACATTTTGAGGCAGGTAGAGTTTGTAACATCCCCCGGAAATTCAAAACAAAATTATTTTTCGGTAATCAATATAGATAGATCTTT